GTTTTTGAGTCTGTCACTGCCCTTCCCATATTTCAGCAATTCTGAAATAGTCGGCTTCTTCACTCCGCAAGCACGAGCGAGATGCGTTTGTGTCATTCCTTCTGAACTCAATTTTTCTTTGACTAATTGAATCCATTTTTGATGTTGTTGGCTCATCTCTGATCCTCCTTTTAAAATTTATTTAAAAAGTTAGCTAATTTCTTGACATTATTTAAAACTAGTCTTAAAATAAAGGCATAGAGAAAAGACCTACTAAAAAGTAAGTTATACCTAGAATAAACGGACGCCAATCAGTTTTTTAGGTTTTATTTTTTTAGTTGTGTCATTCGCTAACTCTTTAGCTTACGAATACTATTTTAATACTAGTTTTAAAAATTGTCAACAGTTTTTAATATTAATTTTAAAATATTTTTTCGTAATGCTTAGAAAGGTTGATAAAACAATGTTTCTGACTTTTGAAAGAATAAAAGAACTTGCAAATAAACAAGGGCTTTCAATAAATGCATTAGAAGAAAAACTTGGATATAGCAGAAATACACTCTACTCCCTAAAAAAGCAAAAAGCTAGTACGGAAAGAATGCAAGAAATTGCTGATTATTTAAATGTATCTTTGGATTATCTTCTTGGTCGTACGGATAATCCAACAATAGCTGATAAAGAGCAATTCTTTTTTGAAGGCAAAGAGGTAGATGTTGAGGAGTTAGCTTCTACCGCTATGCGTTTCAACGGGAAACCACTAACGGATAAAGATAAAAAGTCTATACAACAGTTATAGGTGATACGATAATTTACACTATTTCACAATACGTTGAAATTTAGAGCTTTAAACCGAGGGCAAAGTTGATTTTTTACATCATTTTACAGAGGTTTACGACATTTTTGCCCCTTTTTTGCCCCTTTTTAAAACAAAAAACCGCAAGCTTATGCCTGCGGTTTAGTGTAATCTATTTTGAAGTCTTTCTATTTTTATTTTGTTGTAATCAAACCATCCGGTTCAACTACAAACGCTGCTTTATCAGCCATACGCCCATCTGGTAGAAGTAGATACCAGCCATCGTTGTAACGTACAAACGTATCGGATTTCATATCACCGTTTGTAGCATCACAATAATACCAATTATCGTAATACTTGATCCAGCCAGTTTGCATCGAACCATCACGATTGAAGTAATACCATTTGCCATTGATCTTCTTCCAGCTCGTGGCCATGTATCCACTAGAGTCAAACCAGTACCATTTACCGTCTGTATGCTTGAGCCATTTCTCAGAGTACATATAGCCTGACTCGTCGAAATAAAACCATGATTGATTTTCTTCGATATATTCGAATTGAGCTTTTGGATAAGTACCGTTAGCACGAGCAAACCAGTATCCAGTACTGTCTTTTTGCCAGCCTTTTTTATCTGGTTCGGGTTGAGCGTTTGGATTTGTTAAACGGTAGATATAAAAATAAGGTTGTCCAGCATATAGCCATCGCTCATCATGACTATTGATAGAGATACCATTATAAGCATAATTACAATGAATGATGTTGACTGAGTCAATGAACATTCCAGTATGTCCGAATGCACCAGCGCTCGCTCCACGTCTGCCCCAAACGAATACATCCCCACGTTGAGCATTACACTCAACATTTTCGGCAATCAGTTCATATCCGTTCTTAATCAACCAGTCATGCTCATACTCTGTATTGACTGCCCAACCGGCGGACACGGCTCCAGCGCTCATTAGTGCGTAATAGACTGAGCTAGAACAGTCGTAAGAGTCAGGCCCGTTACGATCGTCCATGCTGTATGATACTTGACCTTGTCGCGCACGCATCCAAGCGATAGCTGTTTCAATGTTCAATGCCATGTTTACTGCTCCTTCCACGCATCGTTCATTTGCTTGACTGCGATACCAGCAAGAATAGTCAAGATTCCAGTAGCTGAAGCTACGATAATTTCAGTAATTTGTTGCATGTTATTTCTCCTTTTTGTCAAATTTGTCTTTCTGGTCAATATTTACTAGCAATTGACCTAGTTTTCTAGCATTGTCTTTCTTAATTTGGTTGATGTACGGTTTTAAAAACTCAGGGAACGCCCAACCAATCGCTTCCCAGTTCTCAAGTACCGAGCCTAGATAGTTAGCAATGAAGAACATCGTCCAGGTAATTCCTAACGGACGAACACCAAGCGAGCGAGCATACATCGCAACAAGTAAGATAACTGTGAATACTACGAAATGACGAATCAATCCCATAGTACCAATCTTACTATCAAATCGCTTGGTTTTAAATGCCTTGACATATCCTGTAATGATATCTAAAATCATAAGCCAAAAAAAGATATGAATGTAAGGACTGGATGAAAGATTCTTCAGATGTTCAATTAGGTCATGTAATACTAAATCTTGCATACACTCTCCTCTCTAATCAATCCGTGGCATAACCACTGTCAGCACGCCTTTTTGGAGCATCTCAGCAAGGTTCTGATCCTTGTATGTATAACCCTCAGACTGCTGCATTTGAAACTTAAAGATGGTCTGTGTGCCCTTTGGCCATTTTGCATTGGTATCAAATGGATAAGCGCCTGAGATGATGTCGCCATTTGAGTATCTAGCACCCTTGACTAGTGGCTTAATGAAATTGGCAACCTTGCCATAAGCGTGGGTAGGCATACCACCATTTTGTGAAACCGCTAGAGCAATTAGTACCTCTGTAATAGCTGAAACAGTATCAAGATTTTCTTTTGTTTCTGTCGCAGCTTGCTCAGTTTTATCAACTGCCTCTTTATTTTTAAGCAGTTCTTTCTCAACCTTACTGAATTTCTCATTTTCAGCACGTTGTGGAAAATTCTCTTGATAAAGAGCCTCAAGAGCTAACTCAAAGAGCTCTGTGTTTGATAGGCTGATTTTATCGGCTGGTAGCAAGATTGGAACAATAGCACCGTCAGCATTGACTAGCGTGACCTTAGTTGCTGATGCCGTGCCACTGTTGTCATATTCCAATGACTTTGTACTATATTCTAGTTTCATATTTCCTCCTTTTGATTTAATTATCTTTGAAATACTAGGGATTTTTTACGTTTTTAAGGATAAGGGTCGCTTGTGATGTAAGTGATCGTACCTGTCCAATATTTATTGCCTGGCGATTTGCTGGTTAGACGGATTTTACCATCTGTTGCAAGGTGCAAGATAGCTGTACCTGTTATTGTTGAGTTTGATATACCTTGCAAAACAAGGTCAACCTCTTGAGCTGGTCTAAAGCCCACTGGTATTGTTTCTTTGACTTCTCGATAGTCTGAAACTGTGTTAATATTTGTGATTTTTCTTTCGGTTGAAATTGTAACCATGTTGCCAATTCTTGTAATGTTTCCGTTGATATACCAGCCCAGCTCAACTTTTCTCTTGATTGTTTCTTGGATACCATCAATCTTTTTCCAATTTTCCCAATCATCAACAACTGTAGACCATCTGTGATGTCTGAAATAAACCTGCCCATTGTTACCGTAAAATAACTGGATAGCCTCTTTATAACCACCATCATTCTTTCCATAATTACTATAATGAAAAAGATAACCCCATTGTCCGTTCGGATTTCCTTTAGCTGTCATGTCAATGTAATATTGTCCGGGCTCATCTAGTATATTTGCATTGGTTACATTAAGTTCTCCGTTAAATTTGCGAGTAGCGCCGTTATTCTCAGTTAGCTGATACTGTTGAATAGGCTGATTGTTAGCGAAAATGTCGCCCTTAACATCAAGAGCGCCTTGCTCTCTGATTTTGTTGACACCGACGCCTGACCTATCGTACGAGAAAACCACGCTTTCTGTTGCAACATTGACCAAAAATTCAGTACGAGTGAATTTGTCCTCAAGTGCACCAATAACAACCCATGACTGGTTTGCTAGATAATTTCCTGCTAAATTAGCACTTGAATTGGTCAGATTAAAAATACTTGTCCAGGAGCCACCAGCTGGACCGTTGTCCACTTGATAGGAATCAGTTCCCAATCTAGCAACTTTAAATGTTAACCTCATTGAGTTCTTTTGACTCCCTGAAATAAGTAGAGGCGCTACCTTAGCATTTCTTGTTACCGTAAGAGTGCTAGAGGTTGAACCTGTTCTAGCTATGCTAAAACTCAGTGCTGGGGCAAAATACTCAAGCACAGTCACAGAAATATCCCTAGTATCAGACCAACGGCCTCGGCTATCCGAGACACTTGCTCTGATGGTGATAGGGCCGTGATAGTTCATGATGCCTAGACTTCCACCATTGACATCTATAGTCTGATTTTTTCCTACGATTTCTGCACGATAGCCAGTTATGGATGAACCGTAGGAGCCAACTGCTCCATTAAATGCTACCTTGATGTTAGAAATGATTTGGATAAAGGTATTTGAGTTAGGGATAATATTTTGAGCAGCACTATTCAAGTCTGATAATGATACCCCTGTAAATGTGGGCTTGACATTAGCTGGTACGCTAGCTGTGAATGTGGTTGACTGTGTGCCAGTCTTAGTGTTACCTGAGTAGGTATCAACATAGATAGTCCCTGTCCCACTTGCTGAGTCAGGAATGTCATTGGCGAAATCAATAGGAATGCTCCAAGTTATGGAGGTGTCCACATTACTTGCAATAGTCCCTGACTTACTGCCCCAAGAATAGCGCACCGTGTGCTTGAAGCTCGTATTTTGGCGGTTGATGTTGATGGTGATAACGCTACCAATAGTACCAGCGCCAACGCTTACAGAGCTTGACCGTGGTATCGTTGAAAGCGTGAATGAGTTCCCACCGATTGTTAATGTCCCTGGCGACCATCCGCCCCCACCACTAAATGCAGCAGATAGACCAAACGATTTTTTACCATCGTTGTCATGTCTGATGGTTACTGTCCTATCAATCAGCATAATTGAGCTATTTTGACTCAGCATAGATGGACTACCTGACCAGCTCAAAGTCTGATCGTCAACGGTTACAGAGGCAGTACAACTATAATCTGCAAACGTATGAGCGCCATTTGTCAAAGCAAGCCTTAGCCTTACTTGACTGCTATTATCAGATATATTTTGTGATACTTGGTCTACCCAGAGTCTGAGATAATAGCTCCTATCATTATTTGACCAAAATTCAGCCATTACATACCTCCTACATATCTAATTACGTTCATATCTGGGTTAGTGTGATACTGTTCCTCCCTAAATCGTCCAATCTGGATTGTTTTAGAGAAAATACCATTTTCGATGTGGATGACACCTTGAGAGATGTACATAACCTCTACCCCTGCTGAATACATTGAAATTCGACCACTTGGGTTAAACATCAAACTAGAACTTCCATCATTCTTACCAATAACAAGACCCTCATTTGATGAGCTCATATAAGTATCAATGAAATTCCATCTATCAGATAATTCTCCAAGATTTTTAGCAATATTAGAGACACGCTGACTAGCTGAAATTAAATCTTTCTCAGACTGCGCTCTCGCTGCCTCATTGGACTTAACAAAATCCTTGTAGGCTTTCACCCAATTATCCAATGTGTCAGCACTTGCCTTAGCCTCAAGTTCGGTTTGAATAACTCCAGCTTTCTCATTAAGAGCGTTCAGTTGTTCCTGAGTCAGGACCTGGTCGGCTTTGCTGTCGATGTCGTTTTGTACATCTTCGGGAGCTGGAGACCAGTCGGTTTTTATGGTCCCTTGCTCAACTTTCACCTCCCAAACAATATTGGTAGCTACTCTGTGATAGGTATTGACTCGCAGATGATAGATGCCGGATGGTTTATTCCAAACGAATTTTGTTCCTGTTGTACCTGTCTTAAGGTCCGATACAATTTGATAATTTCTGACATCTTTGTCCATTATCCAAAGAACTACGTTATCGGATTCTTTAAGTCCATCATGATGAGCTGTAAAGTTCCCGTCCGTTTTGGCAGAAATGATATATTCCTGCCCCTGTTCCATGTAAATAGACGTATTTCCTACATACAGAATGTTGTTGTCAAAATTTGCTGGCTTTCTATCTGGAAGAAAAGGCCCTTTCGAACCTCTCAATAAGTTTCGGCCACCTACTTGAACTTTAGCCCAACGATCAGCCCATTTGTACTTGGTTTTATCCGAACTATCAGGTTTCTCATAATCTGAATAATGACCAAAATAACGCTGTCCTTTATCTGTCATTGTCAAACCAGAACCATCAGCATTGTCAGAATAAGCAAAGTGAACATAAGGCGTTCTTCCATCAGCACCGGCTTTACCCGGCAGCCCATCAGCGCCATCACGACCACGCCATTCTGTCCATAAATATTTCGTGGGATTGTTGCTATTGGTTTCAGTAAAATCTTGATAAACGCCTATAAACGCCTTACCCTGTCCTGAAAAACTAAATCCCCCACCAGTTGCATTGTCAGAATAAGCAATGTGGGTGTATTGAGTACGGCCATCTGAGCCTCTTTCACCGGGCAAGCCACGGTCACCTTTTACCCCGGGTAAACCACGTTCACCCTGTATACCTTGTTCACCTCTTGCACCAGTATCGCCTTTATCTCCTTTTTCCCCTTTTCGCCCATCAAGAACATTTGCAAAAGAAATCTCGTCAACAGCAACTTGATTATTATCAATGTAAGCAGCAACAGTTAGCGTGGATGTATCTCTTACGCTTGAGCCCCTGACGACATAGCTCATACCTGTTGATACGTTGCCATCAAGTGCCCAACGCCATGTGACACCAGCCACAACAGGCTTACCACCTTTATACAAAGTAGCAGTTACCGTACTTTCGCCATCTCCATTCTTAAAGATGACACCTTTATCAGTGGCTAACTTGATAGTGTAAGGTTTAGACTGCTCAAACAAGCGCTCAAAAGCTGCTTGAATGCCATCTGATAACTTGTTCTCAAGTGCCTTAAAATTAGAAAAAGTGGTTTTATTGCTCGCTGGGTTCGTAAAACTAATTTTCTGCTCAGATACCCGTGCTTGAATCATAAGAGTCGGATTAAAACCATTGTCATAAATCTTGATTGTGTCACCAATCTCAACGTCAATAAAGCCATCTACTTCATATGTCACCGCAGGGTAACAATGTTTTTTTAGCTCGTTGTAAGCCAATCGGCGCAATTCTTTTGGATTGTCTGTCTCGTAAGAGAAATCTTTCCGTATCCATTGATCATCAAAAGTATTTGGACTAAAAACAGATGGATACATTTGCATAGAGATGGGGGCGTATAGAGATTCATTCCGTTGATAAAATTCAAGGATTCCATCCCTCATTACAGACCAAGGCTCCAACTCTCGAAGTGTTACTACCTCTTCTACTTCTTCACCCTTTTCATTTTTAACACGTCTTTTACCTGTGGGTCTAATCGCGTTGAAAATGCCTGTCTTATCAACTTTTCTGGTGATAGAAGTTAGATTTTTGCCATAAGTTAGCTGTATGTCATTTCTGACACGCCCAACTCCTTGGTGGTTATCATCATTTTCTCGATACACATTAACTCTAAATGATTTGATAGAACTATCGGCATTTAATTGTGTATCAAATTCGATTTCTGCATCGAATTTATGAGCTAGACTAAGCAAACGAGCCAAATTAGTATCTTGCCCTTCCCACTCTAGGGTTCGTTTTCTATCCAAGATCTCATTAATTCCAACAGAAAGATTACTGAAACCAAGTAGCCCCATTTCTTGGCAATACTCAATAAATGACATCGGTCTTTCTGCTTTGTACGGATTGGCTACTTCATTGATCAACTCAAGATTGAGGTTTTCACAATAACACTTGATTGTCTGCTCGTTTTCCTCAACAGTCATCACATTGAATAGATAGGTGCACCCATGGTATCGAAACGAAACCCAAGCACGCTCATTCAGATATTGATAAGCTTTAGATAAAGCGGTATCTGATTTGATTGCTTTTTTAAAGACTGTAAACTCAAATGTTGAGGATCCTGTTGGCAAATCCCTTACCCAAGTATCGTCGTAATAATTAAGCGTATTTTGCTTATCATTATCAACAAAAGCAACTTTTTGCAAACTTGCATCATGAATTGTTAATAGCATTATAGCCACCTTTCTTCGAATTCAATCGATACCGTCGGATGTTTTTTGATAAAGCTAGAGAAGTATAACTCTAATTTTGAATTACCTGGAGGGATAGAGAGCCATTGGGAACCATCTACAACCTCACTTGCTTTCGCAATATCATCAATATAGACTGTGTCGTCTTCGCTGTTGATGACAACATTTGAACCAGTCGTAAAACGGTTAGGAATATCTCTCGTCTGTGTAACAAAGTCTTTGCGATAATAAAAACCATCAAGATACATGTGAGAAACCATTGGATGATCTCGATATGCCCCTATTGTCACGTGAATTCTAGCGGATTTTTTCCCTTTAATTTCTGGAACAATGAAAGTTGAGTAAGAACCACCATAAAAAACTTGGATTCTGTCATCATTGCGTTTTAAGTCAGACCATCCTTTGGCCACGCTAAAAGGGTTTCGGTCAGCAGTTGTTGTACCATCAAATCTCCAACGTCCCAAGATACGATAACCACCGTTCCCATCGCTTACAAAAAAGTTGTATTCACAATCAGAACTAAGATTTCGTTTAAAAGTTTCCACTCCATATAAAAACTTACCTGCTGTATCAGATACAGTAATCTTGATGAAACCGTATTGGTTGTTTGCCTCTGCCCAAAAAACTTGTCTCCACCACAAATAGTCATCCAATGATCCTGTTGTTTTAGCGCTATTAGCTGGGATATCCCACGACAAGCTAGTTGCATAGTTGTGTAATTTGGTTTCTCCTCGCAAATCTTTCAATCGAATATGTGAGCGATCCCATAGATTCACCATCTCAGCTGTTCCGACTACATACTCTGTATTATCGTTTGTGACAGCTTGATTTTTTAACGCTTGCATAAAACCATTTGAGATCTCATTATCTCGATAGTTAAGCAGCATTTCTGATTTTTGGGATGGTTCAGTAAAAGCATCTTCGCTATTTCCAATCTCAAAAGAACCAGTATTATTCGCTATACCGATATAACCGTTATCTGCATTGTGCTTGACTTTTACGATTGGATTTGCTGGAACCGTTCCACTGTTGGCCAAATCAAATACCATTTTATTTCCTGTTACAGTAGCGTTAGCTATACTATCAAACTTTTTGTAAGCTGAGCTGTGGGCTACTCCATCAGGAATGACAAGTTTAAACTCCGAGCGTTGAAACCATCTTGTCAAGTTTTCTGGGGTGATTTCATCCACTGGTAACCCCATATAATACTTGTCCGGTTCATCACCATAAACAACTTTTACAGGCTCTAGCACGTTCAAAACGCCAGCCAATTCATGTTTGAGGCGCTCAAGAGCTGCTCCATCACGCTCAATCATATCAAACTTGATAGTATGCTCCTTTTCCCCACGTTTCACTTGTTGGATGTTAACTCCCAATGAGGGGGCGTTATCAAATGTAACGCTCCTCTTGTTTCCGATAGGGCGAATAATATCCTTGATTTTGATGAAGCGTGACATATCAACACCGTTAAAAACCATCGTTTTCGTCATTCAAGAATACCTCTCATTCTATTTTCTCGTCTGAGTTGCTCTGACTGATATTTAGCGAATTTATCGCCTGTTTTGGCGACTAAAGTACCATCGTTTAAGTACATTTCATTTGGTCGTCTAACAGCCGTCTCAGCTACATCCAGGGCTTTTTCGAGTAGTTCGCTAGACTTGTCCATAGTAACTTTGATTTTTTCAGCTATTGTCTGCTTACTACTTTGTTTAACAGTCACTTGAGCACCTAGTTTTTTATTCAAACCTAGAGCTATTTCTGGTCTAGCATCAATCATCATGCTTTCTTTTAATCGCAACATTGATCTTTTAACAGTGCCAGCATCCGCCTCAATACCAACAGCGATACCTTGAGGGATAAATCGTCCGACTTCATCACGCATCGCTTTAGACGGTGACTGGATTCTCAGAGCATCTTTGATAGTCTCTTTCACACTTGTTGCTATTGATCTAGCCGTTTCCAAAACGGCTCCAGCACCATTATTCAATCCAGTATTTAAGCCAGCCATTGCCATTTCACCTGCGTATGTGAAATCTGATGGTAGATTATTAAACGGCTCTTTGATTTGAGTTGATAATGTTGTCGCTGAATTTGTCGGTTGAGACGCACCATTATCAATGCCCTCAGCTAAACCAGTAGTGATAAAACCTCCATACTCGTTGAAAATACGAGATGGGGAATTGATATCCATTTCACTTGTAAAGGATTCTTTTATGTCGTTAGCCATGTTTTTAGAAGATTCTCCAGCGGTAGAAGCTCCTTGTTCTATCCCTTGACTGACCCCGTTGGGGATTTCTTGCCCCAAACTAGAAAAGTCAGCAGCTGCAATTTCCTCTTGTAAGCTTGAAACTTGACTTTGTACAATACCCTTGATTTTGTCTGTGATACCCAAAGCACCGGTATCCATACCAGCAGTTAAGCCATTCATAGCTGACTCACCACCTTGAGTAAAGACTTCGTTCAATGTTGCCAATTTTTCATCTGAGGCATTAAC